GTCTGAATGATGGCAGGCTTTACGCCAGCCACCGCCGAAGTCGCCGCGCCCACGGCTCCTCCTTCGTTGGAGTTGTCGTTCTATCGTCTTCGCTCAGCCGAGAACCACGCGGGTAGTGACGTTGGCATCAGACGCCGAATCGACACCCGCCTCGCCGCGACCCAGGCGGGCCGCCACGACGATGTCGTTGTTCGTGCCGTTCGCCGACGCATCCGCAGACGGCGTGACCGCCACTTGCAGATACCGCTTGAGAGCCTTGGTCGAAATCTCAAAGCGAGTCACGTTTACCGTGGCCGTGTTGCCAACGCCGGACAGCGTGTAGTCCGTGCCTTGGACCAGCCCGCTGATCGCCGCGTAGCTGCCGTCCGTGTCGCTGTGCTTGATGGTCACGACGCTGGGGGCAGACGTGTTGGCGAGCGACCGGTAGCACACGTCGATGCTGACCGAGTCGTATCCGAGGCAGTCAATCGCCACGGTGTGCGTGCCCGCAGAGGCAACGCCCGCAACGCCGGGGCTGATCGAGATGACGGACTTTTCGTTGGCCGCGTGGTTCATGGATTCTGGTTCCTTGGGTTGGTTAGGTTCAGAGGATGAGAGCCACGACCGGGCCAGCCGTCGAAGCGTCGCCCACGTCCGAGGTCACCGCGTCGTAGGACACCGTGGCCTGGAAGTAGGTCTGATCGAACTCGATGTAGCGGTCGGTGCTCGCCCGCACCGCCACGGCACGCCGCAGGGCGAAGTGGCTCGACCGCTTGAGGTCGCCGAACAACGCCACGCACTGACCGGCCGAGGCCGTCTTCCGCATGACGTTGTTGAGGAACACCGGCCACCCTAGGAACGTCGGCCGGCGGGCACCGTCGAGAACCTCGTTGGCGAGGGCACCGCTGCCGCCGAGAGCCAGCGACTGCATCGCCAGAGCGTGCATCTGCGGCGTGACGTACCAGCCGCAGGTCGGGCTCTGGGTCGCGTAGGTCGGAGCCTTGGCGACGGTGGCGAGGAAGTCATCGACCGTCAGGGCCGTAACCGCCGACTGCGAAGAGTCGTTGATGCCAGCCGTCAGCGTCTCGTTCTCAAACTTGTACTGGATGCCACGGATGCCACCGTAAAGGCTGGCCCCGGTGCCGATGAAGCCGTCTTCGTCGATCCGCTGGGCGATGGCCAGAGCGAACTCTTCAGCCACGAGCCCGGCGAGGTCAATCGCCGAGTCGTCAATCAGCTGATTAGGGACGCGAGTGCCGACGCGAACTTCCTTGCTGGAAAGCATCACGTTGTCGGTCGCCATGTCGGTCGCCTGGGTTTCGGCATTGGCGCCCGTGTGGTACGCCGTGTTTCCGCCAACGCGACGCGGGATGTAGAGCGTGTCGCTCGTCATCTGCAGGTTGTTGGCCTGCGCCGGGAACGCACCGAAGGACTCCACCAGCCGGATGACCGTCGAGGCGAAGGTGTCGGGAATGAACACGCCGCCCTTGTTGTTGTCGTTGGGCGACAACGCACGAGCCTCGACGTTCTTCTCGTACCACGAACGATCCTCGGCACGGCCGAGAACGTAGCCACGAATCCACCGGCCGCACGCCTCAGCGTCGCTGGACGAACGGAAGTGGCGGGCCTTGCCGCTCAGCGAACGCTCGGCAGCCGGGGCCGGGGCCGCATGAACGGCCGCAACCTCGACGGGCTTCGCAGTCGCGGCCACCTTGCCACGCAGGGCGGTGATCCGCTCGGCGATGGCGTGCTCGCGGGCGAGCTCCTTCTCGAGCTGCTCGGCTTCGCCGGCCAGCTTCTCCATCTCCGCGACCTGCTCGGCAGAACGCTCCTCGACCTTGGAGAGGTCATCGAGCATGGCGGCCACAGCAGCGGCCCGGTCCTGAAGCTTGGTGAGTTGGCTGGCCATCCTTGGCACTCCGTAGTTGTGAACGGTGACAGTCCGTGTCTGTCGTTCACACTACGCCAAGGATGCCACTCAGCCTCGCCTAGTGTTTGTATTTACAAGGGACCGGCGGCAGATGTACTCGGCCGGCACGACTTGCTTGGAGCGAAACGTGCAGCACTGGCACTCGATGTACCGTACCTGCGAATGTTCGCCGGCCTGCACGCTCGAGCGAGTGCGGATGCGACCCTTGCCGCACTGGGGGCAGATGTCACCCGGTCTTGCCACGCCTGCTCCTACTTGCGGTTGTCGTACACAAGGTCTTTGACTTCGTCGGTCGTGAGATTGGCGGTATGGCCACTGCTGTCGGTGACTTCGACCATGGTCACATAGCCCTTGCCGACTTTCTTCGTCTGGCTTTTTCCGACCTTGTAGCCCATCTTGCCCATGGCTTCCTTGGCGGTGTCGAGGTTGAGCTTCGACTTGCTCTTCGGCAGCGGCGTGTCGTGCTTCTTCGACGGTGACTTCAGTCCGCCAGGGGCGCTGCCAGATCCTTTTGCCGAACCTCCATCGCTTCCGCCTGATCCTCCACCATCGCCGCCGTCTCCACCGCCGCCACCGCCTTCTTTTCCGCAACTGTTGTCGATCCCGCCGCCTTGCCCAGTTGGGCAAAAGCCACGCAGGAACGTGCGGAGAACCGCCGCCTTCAGACGCACAGCAATAGCCTGGGCGTCAATTTCTGGCGCAGCGGCAGGCTGATCGGCCTGAGCCTCTTGGCAGCTGCACCTCTCTTCAGTTGCCTGCGACGCAAGCCACTCATTCATGCTTCGGCGAGCGATTGCCGTAGTGCTGCTGCTATATGCAGGATGGGTCACTACGCTTACATCGTAGAGGCCAGACACCTCGCGGATCGAGCGTCGCGGCTTGCCGTCTTCGCCTGGTGCCCACTGCTCGCCGCGTGGCTCCACGGTGAACGCGAACGACGATCCACGCAAATCGGAACGGGCCACGAGCTCGCCGATGGTGCGGCCCAGTTCCGTGTTGGGCAGCACGACCGAATACCTCAGCCCCTTGTCATCGCTTGTGAGCTCGAGCGTCCCGCTTGACGTGCGGCCCAGCAGTTGATTCGGATCGTGGTTGAACAGTGCCACCACGTCCTGCTTGCCACGCTGGCGGCTCAGCACCTTGTCGAAGGCACCCGGCAGGATGGTCTCGCGGAAGCCGCCGAGATCCACGCTCAGCGTGTTGTATCGCACCGCGTAGCCGGTCAGCACGGGCCGCCCGTCCGCACGGGTTTCAACCACGGCACCGCCGTCCTCGGCGAACTCCCAATCGCGGCGCTCAATGTTGCTGGCGTCCATGCTCTCGCTCCTCTCGGATTCGCGGTCCATCTGTTCGACTTTGTCTGCCGACCACGTGCGGCCAGCGTCGCCACCCCACAGCATCCACGCCACGAAGCCCGGCGTCTCGTCTCCCGGCTTGTTCCAGCCTGGCCTGCGGTCGGCCTCGTGCCGAGCAAACCAGGCGTTCATCTCGCGTACGTGATCTTCAGTGAGTTCTTCGCGGGCGGCGATGATGTTGGCCCGGCGCACCGTCTCAGGCTTGAGCCCGTCGCCACTCTTGCCTTCGTTGTGCAGCCGCAGCCCGGTGCGAGCAGCCTCGGCCATGCCAGCCGTGGGCTTGAGGTCAACCGCCATTGGCATCGTCCTCAACGTCTGCCGGCGTGTCCTTGCTCGTGCCGGCAGCCACCTCGGCCACGTCTTCGCCCATGTCGCCTGGCGTGTCTTCAACCTCGCCGGGCGAGTCATTCGTTGGCGACTGCATCGGCCCGAGGTTCTCCTTCTGCCGAACCTCTTCTGGCTTCATCCACCCGTTTCGGATGGCGATTTCGTACGCCTGATAGCGAGTCGTGATGTCGCCACGCAGCAGCCCTTCGACCAAGAACTCGGCGTACAGATCGCCGTCCTCTGGCAGCACGTCACGCTCGATGGCACCCTCGATCCGCCGCAGCCACGGGGCAATGGTGAACTTCTCGAAGCTCACCATCTCGCTCTGCAGGTTGCCCCAGGTCGCCCGGCCCAACTCCTGAATCATGTGCGGCGGCATCCGCCAGCAGCGGCAGATGGCCAACAGCGACTGCATCCAGAGCTCGGCCAGCTGACTCTCTTGATTCGTCGCCGAGACACTGTCGGCCTTGAGTCCGTTGCTGAGGATCGCCGTTCGCCCAGCCTTGGCCGGGCCACGATGGGCGCTCTCCCACTGGTCCCGCAGCTGCTCGCGGACTTCGCGGGGCAACGCCTGGTCCGTGTGCAGGATGATGCCGGGCTGGGCGTTATTCCGGTAGAACGTCGCGGCGTACTGCTCGAGGGCACGGGCCAGCCCGATGGCGTCCTTGCCAAGCTCGACCGGCACCTCGCCGTGCACGCCGTCAAACGACAGCCACCGCACGTGCATGATCTGGTCATCTCGGTACGCCTGCTGCCGGCCCGTGCTCGGGTCCGTGTAGACGTAAGAAAGAGACATGTCGTTTTCCTGCACCACCTTCATGCCGGCCGGATTCAGCGGGTGCAGTTCGCTGACGCTGCCACGGTCGCCGGCCACCTTACACTGGTACGAATTTCCGTAGAAGCCAAGATGAAGGCACATCTGCTCGACCCATTCGTAGCGTGTCTGCCACTTGTTGGGCCGGCGGGCCAGCACGTTGTAGAGCGGAAGATCCTTGGCCCGCTCGCTGTTGTGGTCATCAAGCCTGCGGTAGAGGTGGAGTGGAAGGCTCGCCACCGTCTCGGCCACAACGCGGGCACACGCGAAGTACGCCGCCGTCTTCATCGCCGTCTCGGGCGTGATCCTCACGCCACTCTCGCCGGCCATGGCCACGAGGTCATCCCAGCGGGACATGCGGGTATCGAGGAACTTGATTTCGGGCAGTGCTGCCGTCGCTTCCATGCGTCACCAGAAGGAAATCTCGGGCATATCGGCGGGCTTCATGCTCTCGCCCATGTGAACGCCTACGGCCATGATGGTGGCTACCACCGCGTCCACACGTTCCGTGCTCTTGGCCTTGCTGACCTTCAGATTCCCGGCTGGATCTGTCTGGACGGCCGCATTGCCTAACTGCCAACCTACCAACGGATTCAAGCCAAACCGCACCTTTCCATCGACCACAAGAGCCTCTAGGCGGCGCGTCGGCGCTGTCATCGACGCAAAACCCTGCCCGTACAACGTCACCGGCAAGCCTTCGTCCGAGAGCTCGGTGGCCAGCTGCGTCGCGTTCCATCTGTCGATGGCCAACTTGCGGACGCGGTGCTTCTGGGCAAAATCCAGAATGTCGGCCTTTACTCGCTTGTAGTCCGTGCTGCGGCCCTCGGTGTACGTCAGCCACCCGTCCCGGTGCCACGCCGTGTACTGCACCCGGTCGTTGCGCTCCCGCTCAGCAGCGTTGTGCTCAGGTATCCACGCCATAACATGCACGTCGTAGCCACCCGAATCGTTGGGGGCCACAGCCGCGAAGCACGTGGTGTCATAGTTGCTGGCTAGATCGAGCCCGCACCACACCTCCCGGCCCTCAAGCGGCTCGGACAGCGGCCCCATGCACGCGGCGATTTGGTCTGGCCGCAGCCACCGCACGTCTGACGTAGTCGGGATGTTAAGCCGATACCGCAGGAACGAGTTCAGCTTTGTCGCGGAGTTCTCCGCCTCGCGGCAGTCGGCCGCGAAAGACTCCTCGCTGATCGTCTCGCCGAGGGACGGATTTGCACGGTGCCAAACTTTGGGAGACTTCCAGTCATCCTCGCGGTCGGCCGCGTAGATGCAGCCGAAGAACGATGGATCAAACGCCGGGTCGGCGATGCACCGCTCGGCGTAGTCGTGCTGCTCGTACCACAAGTGCGACTTGTTGGCCTCGCCGGCCGTCGTGATCGACACGGGGCAGAGCGGCTGTCGTCTGGCAGCGCCGCCGTAACGGAGCGCATCCCATAAACGCCTGTCGCCCCTTTGGGCATGCAGCTCATCGAATAGCAGGCAATGCACGTTCAGCCCCTCAGCCCGAAACGCATCCGCCGACAGCACCCGGTAGAACGAGTTGCTCGCCTTGTGAATGATCGTCTTCCGCGAGTCGAGCACCTCGAGCACCTTCGACAGTGCCGGTGAAGAGCGGACCATCGACGCCGCCTCGCGGTAGATGATGCCGGCCTGCTCGCGGTCGCTTGCCGCACCGTAGATTTCCGCCCCGGCTTCGCCGTCTGCGAGCAAGGCGTACAGGCTGATGCCGGCGAGTAGCGTTGACTTCCCGTTCTTCTTCGGGATCTCGATGTACGCCTGACGGTATTGGCGAGTACCGTCCGGCTTACACCGACCGAAGATTTCGCCGAGCACGTACTTCTGCCACGGGAGCAGCAGGAATGGTTGACCGGCCGTCTGGCCCTTTGAGTGCTTGAGCACCTTCTCAAAGAACTCATAGACCCGCTTGGCCTTCGCCTGGTCGAGCCCCGGCCGATGCTTATCCGTGGGCGGCGAAGAACTCTTCGAGCTCGTCTTTTTTGACTTCGACTTGCGTGGCAAGCTTCGTCCTCGAGGAAGGCGTCAGGCCGAACTCACTCAGCAGGCTAGCCTTCATGGCAACAAGTGAGCGGTAAAGCGGACCTGCCGGGTTGGGCTTCACGCCACCCAGGTCGGTGTGCATCACGGCACCGCCCGCCCGCAGCTGCAGCAGGCACGACTGCTCAGCCGAGTGCACCTCGCACAGCGTGGCCAAGGCTTCGCCGTCGCCAGTAGTCAGCACGCCCATCCGCGACAGGATGCCGGCAAGCTCGTGCCACTTGGCAGTGGCGATCTCGTCAACCTTCAGCCGCTCAGGCATCGGCGGAACTCCGACCGGTGCCGATGGCTCCCGCTTCGGCGGCCCTTTCACGGTGCCTTCGAGAATCCGAAGTGCTGTCGGCTTTGGTCTGCGTCCTGCTTTTGCCACGATTCACCTCGGGCCGATTGTTAGGAAACTCACGAAACTGCACGTTGCGTGCCGCTCTAAGGGGCCAACTTTGCCGGCTAAATTGTTAAAAAACCTCGGCAATTTCGATGCCGCGTACGCACGCTGCCCCGAACGCGGTTTATCTTCGACGGCCCAAAGTTTTCACGATGTAATTTTTTCAGCCGCACGTTTCGCCCTTGTTTTCTAGGCTTTTCTGCGTGTCGCGTGCGTTTTACCCTTGTTTTCTAGGGCTTTTCGCACTTGCGATGCACGATCCGTTCGTCGCCAATTCGGCGTGTGTAGTTCGACCACCATTGGTTCGCCCTGCCTGACTGCATGGCACGCTCTGGATCTGTTGCGATGCGTGCTTCGCATTGAGAGGCAGGTGCCTCAACAACAATGATGCGGTCGCAGCCCAGCCGATCTGCCCACCATTGTCGCTGCATGGCTTCAGGTTCAGCGACCACAAGCCACGCACGTGCATGGCGTCTAGCCTCTGACTTGCTCAGCGTACCGATGATGTCATTCCGCTTTCGCACGGCAGGCCCGATCCACTTGGCTCCCCATGCGTGCAGCGTGGTGCCAGCCAAGCAAGAGGCGATCACGTCCAGGTCAATGACCAAGTCGGTCGGCCCTTTGTGCATGTCCACATAGGTGCTCTTGCCAGACGCAGGAGGGCCGCACACAAGCGTCACCGGGATGATGGCTGGCCGTACCCACTCAGGATGCAGCGTCCACTTCTGCGGTGCCTCGCGGCCCTGCATCTCACGCCGCGTCTTCTTGCTGTGGCAGGAGGCACACAGCGTCTGCAGTCCAGACACGTCGTCGCTGGGCAGTTCGCTCTTGCGCACGACATGATCGACGTGAGCGTTGCGGCCCGTCACGATACGGCCACAGCCAGGAGCCTGGCACTGGTAGTTATCACGCAGCAGCACCTCACGCCGTGCGGCCTTCCACCCCGCCGAGCAATAGCCTCGAGCGGTTGCCGATGGCCGATTAGTGTCAGGTGCCCGTGGCCGCTTTCGCTGCCCAACCCATGGCGGCTTGAACGTCGGCAGCCTGTCGGGCATGTCAGCCCTTGAACATCACCGTGCCAACGGTGCCAGTGCTGTTGGTGCTCGCGGACACGAACTTGATGAACTGGGCCGCAAACACCTCGTCGGGCATGGCATACGCCCGACCGTCAGCCGTGGACGCCGACAGCGTGATCTTCACCACGGCCCCGTCCTTGTCGTACAGCTGGTAGAACGGCCCGGCCTCAACGTCTGCCACAAACAGATTCAACTGCGTGGCGTTGGTGCTCATGGTGCCGACCTCAACGATGCCGCCGGCCATGTCGAACATGGGGATGGTGTTGGCCACCGCAGTGGCGGTCGAGAGCGTGAACGAGTGCACCTTGCTCTTGCGGCGGATCTTCGACTCTGACATGGCGTCCTCCGTAAATGGCCCGGCGTTGTGCCGATGCGTGGCCTGTCTTTAGCGTACGTGCAACACGCTGCTATCGGGCGGGTTTCGTGTCTCTAGGCTAGGGTGTGGGGGCGTTAGCCTTGCAGTGATAACGCACTTTAGTACGGCGGTTGCGGCAAAGAGGCGCGGTAAGTCGCTGCGCTAATTTCTTCTACAGCACCTGTAGCCAGTAGGCCAGGCAGCACACTAGCGACCGCATCGTACTCGCAAAACTCATTTGGAACGGCCAACAGACAACGCCCATCAGTGTCTTTGATTGCTTTGCTGGCCGGCATGTAACAAGTCTCTTGGCCGTTGGACGGGAGCCCCCACGCATTGTCTAGTTCACGCCTCACGCCTTCATAGACGGCGTCAGATGCCGTGCGAAAATATCTCATTCTATTCCCCACTTGCCAATCATGTGCGACGTAAGTGCCGAAAGGTTGTGTGGCGAGAGAATTGAATCGTAAACAACGATCTCCGCTATATGTCCGCCGTGCCAGCGCGTCGCAGTGTTATTTGCCGCCCAGCCTCGCGCGCCAATGAATGCCCGGTGCAATCCGCTGCCGGCTAGCAAAAAATCTCCGGTCGGCAAATTTCCACTCCCGCTCGTGATGTCCTGCGTAAGGTCGGTGCCGTTGATTGAAACGGACAGAGTTCCATCGCTGCCAGACAACTCCCAAACGATTACGAACCTTGCAGATGCGCCAGCAAAAGAAAAATAACGATCCGCATAATCACCGGCTGTGCTTCCGGCACCGTGCCCAAACGTCAACTGCATGGCAGTTGAGTCTGCGAGCCCGTAGTCAGTGGCAAGTCCCGTGAGGTAGTCGTCTCCATTGTCTCGCTTTAGCGCAAAAAAGTTTCCGTTTCCTGCGGACACATCAGCAACAATGCAAAGGGTAAGGTCACGCGTGCTGGCAGCGTCAATAGCCACGGCCGTCTCTAGGAAATCATCGGCACCATCAAACAGAATCGCACGCTTTCCGTTCCACAAAGCTGATTTAGCGGCGGGGCGGTTTAGGTTGACCGACTGCGTGGCGTGAACGCCGTTGCCGCTCTTGTCGCCCCAATACCCTACAGGATCGTCATTGCCTGCGACGCCTGTTCCGTCGCTGTTTTGAGCAATGGTCGTGGCGTCATCAGCATCGAACCAGACAAGCATTCCAGAAATGCTGCTTGGCAAAAAAGACGTATTTGCCTGACCGCTAGCCTTCGGCCGCAGCAGCTTCGGATTCATCGCCATGCGTTAGTTCTCCACCTTGGCTGCCTTGGCCTGCAGGGCGTACAGCAACTTCGTCTGTTCTGCCACGGCCTGGCTGATCTCTCGCTGCGTCTCGCCCAACTGCTTCACGAAAGAGCGGTGCTCTTCCACTAACGGAAGCAGCACGTCGTTCCTGAGTATCCACCCGGCCGCAAGCGCCACGAGCACTGGGAAGCCCCAACGCTCCATGATGCCGAAGACGGTGTCTTTCGCTGCCTCAGTCATGGTGTCGGCTCTCGCGGACGAGTAGACGCATGGCGGCCTGGTTCTCTTGCCGTTCCAGCCACCAGCGTATGAGGATTTTCACCACCTCTTGCACCAGTGCCCCCAGCACGAGCGTCAGGATGATGCCCATGCCGTACTGCTGCCGCACTTGTCGCTCGATGCTCTTGGCCATGTGATGGCCGACCACTTCGGACTCAGCAGCGTCGCATTGCTGCAGCACGGGGATAGGCCACGATGCGACGGCACGACGAACAATGCGGCCGACGATCCGCCGGCCTGCGATGGTCCGCTGGACGGTGGGCACGCGGTCCCATGCGTACTGCTCGAGCTCGGTGATCGTCATGGCTTGCACTTCCCGTCTGGGCACACCACCACGCTCTTCGGCTCACGGCCCGTGCCTCCGCATGGCTGGCATGTGACTCGGATTCCGTTTCCATCGCCGACGTAGCCTCGTCCATCGCAGTTGCGGCACTTGCCATCGCTCGGCGGTGCCGGCGTCGGTGCGATCTCTTGCCGCATCTGCACGACCATGCGGGCAGTCTCGGCGGCGAGGTCGGCGGTGAGCCCGTTGTCACCGGGCAGCGTGGCGACGCAACCGGCCATCACGACGAGAAAGGCGAGAATGAACCGCATTACATGATTCCCCTGAGCCAGTTCTCTGGCAGCTGCGTGGGCTTGAAGCCGCTGAAGCCGGCGTAGACGTAGGAATCACGGCCGGCACACATGCGATCGATTACGTCCGCATCAGCCCAGAATGAGCAGTTGCGAACCGCCTCTGGCATGTCGTGCGGGTAGTGCTTTCCGACTGTGTTGGAGTCGCCCCAGCTGTTGAAGATCAGCACGCCGGGACGCTTGCCGAATCGTACGCCGCCCCCAAAGAGGCAATGCCACCAGACTCCGCCGGCCCGGCAGAATCCATCCTCATCGCGGCTCATCGAAAAGCCTTGGCCGCTGCAGAACACAATTCCGAAACCATTCGACAACGCCTTGGCGCACTCATCGAATGACGTGACGAGCGTGGTCTCTGAGCACCGCCGCTCCTTGGCGAACGGCTCGAGCACGTCGGGCACGCCGTTCCGGCCCCACTCCCGGTCTCTGGCCTGCTTTCCTTCCTCGCGGATCACCGTGCCGCCGTAGTCCACGCCATAGTGCAGCGAGCCGAAGTCTCTGATGGCCTTGGCGGCGTGGAATCCGGTTGACCCGTCGCCGCCCGTGTTGGCACGAATGCCACGGGCCTCGACCCGACTGAATCCGTACAAACTCGATTCAATCGTGCGGCCCTTCCACGCCTCTGGCTCCTTCCGCCAGTGAATGTCGGTGGCAGCGAGAACGTCCACGGCGAGCGACGCACCCCAGCCGACGCAGCTGCCCACGTTGCCTTGCGAGCCACGCTTCCACTTGCTGTCGCAGGCCAGAAGGGCCGGATACAGCATCACGTCCTCGCCAGCGGCCCGCAGGTCAGGCCCGGCCGAGGCCAGCGTCGGGTGCGGCAGAGTCGCCACGTACGACTCGGCACCGGCAGGATCGGGGATGTACCCCATGCCACGGTCGGCCATGCGTCACCCTCTTCCGACGCCGGCCCACGCCACAGCACGACAGAACGCCACGTAGCGGCCACGCACGTCAGCGGTGACCGGAACCACGTCCGTGCCAACAGCGGCCCCGTAGGCGGCCTCCACGGCCTTCCTGAGCGGCTCATTGCTTCCCGGCACGTGCCCGCCAATCCGACGCCAGCCGATGTCGATGGCCAGGGCTGTGAACGCTCGCAGGCTGCGGGTGTCGGTGAACACCACCTCGGTGGTCACGGCATCGCCTGCCGCCACGGTCGCAGCCTTCGTCCACACCTCGGCCCACAGGGCACGGTCTACAGCCGACGCACCACGCAGGGCATCGGCAATCGGCTGAACCAGCGTCTGCATATCAGCACTCGGCGTCTCAACGGAAACACGGGCCGGCGCGGCCGGCAGTGTGGGCAGCGGCACCTTGCCCCACGCAGCGGCGATCAAGAGCCCGGCGGCGGCGAGCCTGCCGATGAGCCCGGCTTTCGCTTTGCCGGTTTCCATCGCACGGTTCGCTGCGGCTTGGATTTGTGCCCAATAGGGAGCAGCGAGTAGAGCCGCCGCAAGAGCGACGGCAGCGATGCGAAACAGGGCTTCATGGCTCACCGCACGGCCTCCACCTGCAGGAGAATCCACCGCACAAGGGCTTCGCCCTGCGGCGTCTTGAGGAGGTCAGCCAGGAGCCGCACAAACTGATCGTCGGCCTGGGCCTTCGTCTGCGACGCAAGCCATTCGGACGCCTCAGCCACGATCAGGCTTTTGCGATACGGATCGAGCTCAGCCACAAAACGCTGGCCGTACCCGATTAGCGGCGACCACTTCTGCAGCAGCATGAGCGACTGCCACAGGTTCAGCGTGTTGCCGTACTGCACGACCTCGGCCGGCGTGGCTCCGAACTGCTCCGACATGAGATGCGTCCTCCGTGACGTGATGCGTCCGCGACCGTATCGGCCGTCGCTGTGGCTGATCCCGATAGCCCAAGGCGGTATCTCGACGCGGCGTCTGCCGCCGTCACGGTCCCGAGAGAACCCGGCCATGTACGGCCTCCGTGCCGCAGCACTTTCAATCTACGCCGCCACGGGCGTCGGACGGCGGGTTTCCCCCATCACGACACGCCGCAGCATCTCGGTCTTGGCCTCAACACCGAGGCACCAATTGGCGTGCCACGCCACGCAACCTTGCGGCATGTCGAAGTCTTCGCCCTGCCACACCGTGCGATTGCCGATGGTCGCCCAGTTGGCGACGCGGTCGCCCGGCAGCACCGTGATGGGCACCGGCAGTTCCCCGTGCCGCTGCTCGCACTGCCGCCGCAGCTGGTCAATCACGTCCTGGTCAGGAAGGTTCCAGACAGGCGACAGATCCGAGATGAGCCGCCAGAAGGCATGCGTCCTCGAGGTTGAGCGGAACAGCATCACGCCGGCGCACCACTGCACAACGTCGTCGCTCATGGCAATGCCGTCGAAGGCTTGCTCGGCAATCTGCCGCTCGGCCCACTGCAGCAGGCCTGGCATCAACGCCACGTCCGAATCGACGTAGAGCGTGGGCTGGCCGTCCATCGGCACCCGCCGCAGGCAGTCGAGCTTGTCCAACATGCACTCGTTCCAGCCTTCGCCTTTGAACGACCCTGTCGGGCACCGCTGCGTGTACTCGACCGAGATGACTTCGCGGAACCCATAAGCCCTCGACAGCACGAACCGCTGGCACATGTCTCGGTGGGTCGGCGTGTAGTACGTGACAAGTCGCATGGAATCAGCACGGGTGATGAGCCCGCAGTGCCCTCGTTTGTGTTGACGAAACCTCGAACCACTCATCTACGCGAGGGCCGGGCGTCGTCTCGATCCAGTGGCGGTTCAGGTGGTGCTCAGCGTGCCACGCCGCGCCGGGCACGTGAGCACCACCCTCCGCGCCAATGTTCTGCACGCGGGCCAGCATGGGGCGAACCTCAAACCGGTCACGCCGCGTGAGCTTGTCAATGACGGTATCCCACGACACCTGCCGATCATCTGCCGGCCAGTGCTCGCGGATGCTTTCCCAGCGGTCACGCCACGTGGCCCAGCCCCACGGCGTGAACCACGGCTCTCGAAAGACGGCGTTGCGGTAACCGAGCTCCTCCACTGGCGTCCGCTGGTAACCGCAGATGGAAAACACCGTCTCGTCTTTCTGGTAGTTCGTCAGCCCCCAATCCACGAACCGCAGGAAGTCTCGGCCGGGCACAGTGTCATCCTCGAGGGCGATGACACGCTCGTGATGGTCGAACCCGTATGCCAGTGCGGAGTACGTGTTGACGTTGCAGCCCACGCGGGCGCTGCCAACCATCACGAACGCCTTGACGTGCGGCAGCTGCGTGAACTGGGCGGCGATACTGATAACCTCATCATTGACGGGCTCACACAGCAGGCCAATCGGAAATCGGTCCACGTCATCGCAGCGGGCCAACGCATCGAGCACCGCCTTGGTGTAGCCAGGTCGGTTGCACAGCGTCATCACGACGCAGGTGTTTCTATGTCGATTCGTCATAGCCCGTGATACTGCCGTAGATGGTGTGCGGCGTTCCTTGCCAGCGGAGTTTCCGGTCTGTCGGCGTCCAGTTTGTTTGTTGTGCCATGCACCGCAGCCGGATGACCTCTGGCGTCGGCGGGGCTTCGTCGTCGTCGGCTCCATAGCGCTTCTGCAACCCATAGATCATGCGGAGCTTCGCAAGCGTAGAGAACGAATAGCCGAGCGTGGCGGCGATGTCGGCCAGGCCGACGCCGTCCTTCCACATTCGCTCGAAGCGTTTGCGTGTGCGTAAGTCCATGTCATTCGCCAATGATGACCCACCACGACGGGCACGGCTCGTGCGTGATGCCGCACGGGCCTCCGCATGTGACGGCGACAGCCTTTCTCACCTCAAACGGCGGCTGGTTGTAGTAGTCATGCCCGGCCAGCACGCCGCCTACTTTGACCTTCGGTGCCCACGACAGGATGTCGCGGCGGCAGCCTTCAAACGAGTGGTCGGCGTCGATGTAGACGAAGTCCAGCGAGCGATCCTCAAACCGCTCGACGGCCTGCAGCGAATCACCACGCATGACGTGCACACGGTCAGCGAACCTGCTCGCCACGGCCATGGCCTGGCGGAGCCTCTCCTCGTGCTCTGAGTCTGGCCCGTTCATCACGTCGTCGTAACCTTCGACGTGTGCCCAGCGGTCAACCATCACGTACTTGCCGGTCCACAGAGACAGGAACGTGGCCGAGTATTTCCCCTCGGCCACGCCAACCTCTACGGCTGTGCCGTTGAGCCCCATGGCCTGCAGGAACAGCGGGAACATATTGCGGTGCACTGGCTGAATCATCGGATCCGCACGGTCGTGCGTGCCTCCTGCCCGGCCAAAGTCATGGCGTCACCATGTGGAAGGTTGCCTCGTGCTCCGTTGAATCAATGTCGAACGCCGTGACGGCGACGGCCAACGCAGCCCACCTGTGCTGAGAGATGCCGTACAGCGGGCCAGGCGTTTTCTTCGTGCCGACCGCTCCGCACCTGTCGATCAACGCCTGCCTGATGTTGCCGTCCTTGGCCCGTGGCGATTGGCACAGGTGCATCTTCACGTCACGACGCGGGACCAGCCGCAGGCGTTCGACGTGCCTGGAAAACATCCCGATCGCAAAGACCGTCTCAAACACTTCCCGCCCAACTGCCATACCGAATGACTCAATCCACTCGCATGCGACAGGGCAGGAAGCCGAGTCAAGGTATAAGGCGAGATCGGCATTGCGAAGGTCGCCGGAATTGACAACCTGCGTGCCATCCCACACGACGTAGGACGATTCCCGTGGGCCGGGGTCAATCCCGACAACCGCTTGCTTCGTGATGGCCATGCCCGCAGGATGGCGGGCGTGTCAAGCAAGGCGGGCTTCGCCGCTCTTCTCTGCCGCCCTTGCGTCTAGCGGCCGTGAAACGCATTTCCGCGCCGTGTTAGGCGGCGAAGATGCCGTCGAATACTGGTTCTGCGTCACTTTGCCCGACGCTTCTTCTTGCGGCGTGGTTTTGTTTCATCGCACAGGCGGTTCAACAGTTCACTTACCAGAAGTTGATCGCAGTCAATCGCCCGCATCGGCACACACCTGATCGCATCCAAAAACATCCGCACTGTCGCCTTCAGTCGCTCATGTTCCGGCATCTTGTCCAGCCGCCCGAAGCGACGAGCCTCTGACGGAGTCGGAATGAAGGGGTCTTCTTCGTCTTCAAGCATTCTCATGTCTCACCTCGTTTGGCGCAGAACCAGCGGATGCAGGAGACGGCTCGGCCGCGTCCTGCGTGTTGTAATCGCTCATTGTTCGCCGCTCCTGATCCTTCACGTTATGCCCGCCTCTGCCACCACGCCCGCTTGGTTGACGCCTCGTCGGTCTCGGCCCGCCTCTGTGCGTAGTGCCGCTCTCGGCACTCGGCCGCACGTCTGGCGATCTCATCCGGCGTAGGGTCAGCCATTGAGAACGCCCGGTGCGTGCGTCCTCGAGCACCGAGCCCGTGACGGCTGGCCAACCTTGTCAGCTGACCAGCCGTCACGCCCAGTTCTCGTGCCACCTCGGCCCGCGTCAGGCTCTCGTCATTCCAGAGCGAGAACAGACGGGCCACGTCAATCTTCACACGCATCGGCATCAGTCGGCCGCCAGCGGCATGATGACGCCGGTGTAGGTGTCAGTCCGCATCACGACGGCCGATTGAGCGTCAGTCGCCTGGACGCTCACGGTCGGCTCGCCGTCTGCGGGCAGGCCAGCCAGCCACTCACGCACGAACACCGGGTCGAGCTTCACCGTGCAGGCGTGGCCCGCCTCCACGATCTCGCACGTCACGCTTGACTCACCGGCCTCGGCCGACTGCCCGTGCAGGTGGATGCCTTCCTTGGCGAACGTGTACTGCACGCCCTTGCTGTTCTCGCTCGTCACGATTGCCGCCGCCCTGGTGGCCGATAGCAACTCGGTCGCCAGCACCGTGGTCGGCTCCTCGCCTTCTGCTGGGATCACGTCACGCCACTTCGGGAACCGGCCGTCGAGTAGCCGGGCCGTCACGGTCGTGCCGCCAATTGACGCGAGCAACTCGCTGGCCGTGGCCTCCAGCTGCACGGCATCCTCGCCGGCGGCCCCAGCGATGCGTGCCAGGATCTGCATCACCCTGCTCGGCACCAGCGTCTGCGAGTCATCCACCGCCAGGTCGTGCTCCATCTCGCACGAGCACAGCCGGCGGCCGTCCGTGGCCACGAAGTTCACGACGCCATCGGCCACGTCCACAAGCACCGCCCCCAAGGCGTAGCGGCTAGACTCGCTGTCGGCGGCGAACACAACGCCACGCACGGCACGGCAGAACTGGTCGGCCGGCAGCCTAGTCACCGGCTTGGCGTCCGTCGGTTCCCACAGCGGGTACTCGGCCGCATCCTCGACGGGCAGCGTCCACGTGCCGTGGCCGCACCGCACGACGCACGACGTGCCCTTTGTCTCCAGCGTCACCTCCTCGCCACCGGCGGCGTTCAGAATCGCCATCAACCGTCCATGCGGCAGCAGCATCGCATCGCCGTGGTAGTCGATGGCGGCGTCGATCCGCACCTCGAGGTCCGTGCCAGTGACGAGCCCGTCACCGAGACGCACGTTAGTCAGCACCGGTTTCGGAGCCCTGCTTGGGACTGCTGGGCTTACGGCGTGCAGAGCACTCTTCAAATCGGCGGCGCTCAATGTGATGCCACCACTCTTGCGACGTTCCTTCGTTGCAACCATTGGAATTCCTTTTCTTCTGGAGAGAACAACCAACCAAAATGCCCAACACGAACGTGCAGGCAAGGCTTATGTGGCCGATGCTGATGAGGGCCAGGTGCTCGAACGTCATAGCGCCGCCCCCGGATCGTCATCGCCAAGCAGCGGCCAGCGACGCGACGCCAACTCGGCCTCTACGATTTCCAGACAGGTGGCGTTGCTCGTCAGGCGGTCGCACAGGCCGTCGATGATGAGGCTGGCGCGCTCAAGCAGCACCCGGCTGCGGTCATCAACCTCGTCATCCCACGCACGACGCAGGCAGGCTTCGGCAACGGCACGAGGCGAGAGTCGATTGCGACGGCGGCTCATGCGGTCACCTCGATTCCACGGGCCTGCCCAGGATGGCGAACGATGAGACCCTTTCGCTCCAGGGCGACGAGGTGGCACATGGCACCGTTGACGGACTTGAAGCCGAAGTGGTGCATAACCTCGCGGACGGTCGGCCCGGCCATGCGTGAACGCTCACGAAGGAAGTCGAGAATCTCTAGCTGGCGGTCGGTGGGTGGCAATTGCGTGGTGCTCATGTGTTCTCGTCCTTGAGTTTGAGTGTCGTGGCAAGCGCCGTGGCGACGCCGCCAGCCCGCTGGTCTTTCCGCCACACGGCGTACTCACGCTCGGTCATGTTCTGACCGGCATCGCCACGCCAGTAGCGTTTCTTCGCCTGGTCAACCGGCTGAGGTGCCGGCTGGCGTGCAGCCTCTCGGTGGGTGCCACCACGATCTTGGCACTTGCTCAGCCACACCGTGGTGAGCCAGCGTCGCCAGTTCGATTTGCGTGCCTTCTTGGGGTTCGCCTTGAGCCACTGGTTGGCCTTGGCAAGTTCGACGGGAAGGTCAGCCGCCGGGTAAGCCTGTGACCATTCCGCATGGTCAGCGTCGGTGATTCCTTCCCAGCCCGATTCCGCAGACCACCGAAGCGGATCGGCCGGCTTCGAGCATCGCCGCCGCTGCGGCGTGCTCGGAGCACCCAAAGGATTAGAGGTAGAAGGATTAAAGGTAGAAGGATACAAGGCGCAAGAAGCCGGGGGATTTCCCGGCTCCAGCGTTGGATTTCCCGGCTTTGCGTTTCGCTCGGGAAAAACGATGGTTTCCGCCGATTCGTCGGGTGGCGGCAGCCCTTCGTCACGCTCGTCTGGGTGACACCTCTGGTGCTCCCCGAAAGTCGGGATCTCGAGCACCTTCACGTCGCCCGATTCGTAGGCTCGGACGAAGCCCCTGTCGGCCAGCTGCTTGAGCAGGCCGACGATGTCGCAGTTCTCGTACGGGAAGAGCTCGGCCTTAATTCGCAGGGGGCGGAACTCCATCCGGCCCTGGCTGTCGGCCAGCGTCCAAAGCCCGACGAAGAGCAGCCGAGCCATCGGCTCGCACTCCGCCAGGTACTCGTTTTTAAAGAACGACGGCTTGATGCTGCGTGTGCGGGCCATCCGTGGATTCCTTCACGAAAAGAGCGGAGCCTTTGCGACTTCGTTTCCGTAGACCATCCAGTTGTCAACCGCCTCTCGTCCGTAAAGCTCGAGGTACGGCCCACGACTAACTGACTCAATAAGGCGTCGCACGTCTCTCGGCTTCTTACTGTGGGCCGTGCGGTCAAACTTCCCCCATGACATGCAATCGCGGCGGCGGAACTCTGGCTTGCCACGAATGCCAAGCAGCATGAACTCGTGGGAAACTCGCCAGTAGTTGCCGATCCCCATCTGCGGCTTCACCCACACGAAGCAGGACTTGTACTCAAATCCCCACGCCTCCATCACTCGCTTAGCGTCAAACAGAAATGCGTTGGTTGTCCATAGGTGAAGGTGGCAATCGTCTGCAGCCAACTGAGAAACAGGCTCTTGGCAAATCTCGTCCACGCTCATGGTGGACTTGTATGTGTCTTCAACGTTGGCCCGAGTCGCCTTGTTGCTGTAAGCCCAAGGCGGGTCCGCGTATATGCACCCGTATTTCAAGCCACGGCCGATTAAGTCGTGCAGGTTTGACACTGCCCCAGACTCGTAGTCGTCGAGAGAAGCAGCCGCCTCCTCGACGGCAGATTTAGCGGCAATCTTCAACAGACCAGCCTGAGTGATCTCGCTCCCGCGCTGAACGCAGCTCGTCATGTATTCAACGAACGCCTCCTCTGGCACCATCGCCTCGCGTTGCCATCGTGACGACTGCTTTTCCGTTACGCCGAGATCGTCCAGCGATTTGGTTGCGGAAACACCTGACAAGATGTCAGCGGTTTTCGATGGCCTTCCGCCCTTCGGCTTTTCCATCGCCGTGAGCATTTGGCCGGCCTTGCGTTCTGCCCGCAGCTTGATCTCGGCCGCCATGTTCGCGGCGTCTAGGCTGTCGGATGCAGCCTTTATGTAGACCCGCAACGCTTCGGCCTGGTCCCGAATCTGAAGAACATCGTCTAGCGTCTTCGCTGCCGTTAGCGCCTTGTGGGCTTCGCTGATTCGTGCAAGCGTTGTTACGGGAGCAGCCATGGTTCAAATCCTTTCCATCCGAGCCAGTGGGCGTAACGAACCGGCACGCCGCTAGGGAACTTAAGGCGGCAATCTTGATGCACTCGCGTATGGCAACCGTCGCACAACGTCATTAGGTCAACGAGCGGCTCGCTGAACAGGTTGGCGTATGAGACGTGATGGCACCGCAAGTCGTGCGCAGCCCAGCAGAGAACGCACCTGTGCAAGTCACGCGAAAGCCTCGACAGCCGAACCGAGTTCCAGTGCGGCGTGGCGTAGTACGCCGCCTTCATTTCTGGCGTAACTCTCGCAAGCGTCGGCGACTGCCTCGTGTCATCCATGCTGTATGGATTTCCAACAGTTCCGTCGCCAGAGATCGCAAACCCGTGTGCGTTTCGCAGTTGCTCAATAACTGGCGCAAGCCTGCTTCCGTTCTTTACGCTTGCCTCATAGCTCTTTTTTTCAATGCCACGCCCGGCCCTAAGCGTTGCAAGCACGTTATCCTGGGCCTCGTCACGCTCATGAAAAGTCCTAGCGTGCTTTGCAGCGGTCGCTGTATTGAATAGAGGCAGGTCGAGCCGAAGCGAATCTAGGTCAGGCCAGTAATCGCTCATAGGAATCCTTTCCGTGTATTTGCCCACGCGCTCTTGGGCTTAGCGCTTCGACAAGGGCTGTGCCGCCTGGAGGTGCTATCTCCCCATCCGTTCCCAGCGTGTCCACCGGTCCTGCTCGGCCTGGATGGCGTCGCGGTCTGCCCGGCTCGTGTGCATCCCGCGATCCACGACGAGCGGCGACGGCGCGTCCAGCACCTTGCCGATGTCGGTCTCAAACAACTGGGCCTCGGCCTTCTCGTCCGCGATCTCGCGGTCAACGTCATCGAGCAGGCGGTGCCACTGCCGCCGCTGCTCGCCGGGGTCATCGCTGAAGTGCACGGGGTATTTCATGCCGTCACCTCGTGCTCAGCGGCCTCGTGGGTGAACTCCTGGCCGTTGTCCTCGGCCTCGATGGTGCGTGACGGCAGCCTCGGCTGATGCACGGTGGCGTGGTTCACCGTGACGCTGACAGCCGGCCGCATCCGGTCGGCCTCGTCAGGGTCAACGATGCCGCTGAACCCGAAGGCGTAGCGGATGGCCTGGATGGCGGCCTTGTGCCGCAGCATGCGGGCAGGCCATTTCTTCCAGGGCTCCGTGCCTTGCCGACACTCCGCCAGGTACTCGGTCACCTCAACTGGGTGGCTTCGGTCCTTGCGATGCACCTGGGCCGTGATGGCCACCAGCTGCCCGTCCTCGCTGAGACGGTCAACAAACGTGATGCCGTCATAGGCGGCGTGGTTGTTGGCCATCGTCATCCAGCCATCAATGCCCACGATGGGTTGGATGCCGCCGCCCCTTGTTGGGAAGGCGTAAATCTCCTTCGTGACGGGGTTGAGCCCGTACTCGTTGGCCACCAGCAGGAAGGCAGCGAACTGCTCCTTGGTGGCCTTGTCGCAGCCGCAGGTGGCCCTGACGGTCTGCTCAAAGGCAGCCGGCTCCATGCCGAATCTCGTCGCCATCGACAGCAGGATGCTCTTGCGGTCGGTCGTGTTTGCAATCGTCGTGCTCATCGTTCGATTCCTTTCGTGTGGGTGTGGTTCAGGAGTGGAAGCCGTTGCTTTGGCAGTCAATGTCTGGCTCACAAATCGCAACGTCATCCATGCGCGCTAATGGCTTCTGGTCCGCAATTCGCTGAACGGCGTCAGCGATCTGCTCAATGGCCTGAATGAGCGTGAACTGGTTCGCAACCATCGCCGACAGCTTTTCAGTTAGGGCAGCAATGGCATCGGCCTTCTTGGCAGTCTGCGGCTCGTGGCAATGCTCGCGCCTGTCGGCACGTCGACTCTTCGTTTGTTCGACGTGTTCGTCTAGCACAAACCAAGGCCCAGAATCGCCAATGCGAAACGCATCAACTTCGTGTCGTTCGCACAGTCGATTGAGTTGCCGATGCAGCCCAGGGTCTTTTTTGTGGAACGAACCGATGGCCACGTACTGACTAGGGATGTGCTCGCGCTTGCTAACGATGCTGGGGCGATAAGTCTTTTTCGCTCTGCTCATCTGTCACGTCCTTTCGTAAGAAAACTTGCGTCACTTTTCTTTGAAAAGCCCGCTCGGCGTCCTGCGTTGCGGGTGGTTCGTGCGTCCTTGCTCTGGTGTCTCCGACACCACTCCTTCCACCGATTGACTCCTTCTTGCGGCGGTCCTGAACGGTTGTCACCCACCCGAATTGGCAAGGAGCGTAAGCAGGGGGGGGGGGGGGCAACCCCCGTGCCAAACCGCTCGTGATTTCCGGCTAGTGCGTCACGTCCTTGGCCGACACGGCCAGCCATCCGCCGTCGATCTCGATGCTCAGGCGGTCGCCGTCGATGTCCCAAATCCGGCCCTGCCAACGCTTGCCGCCAGACGTGCCGCTGACGTAGTCGCCGATGGCGTAGACGCGAGGGCCGGGCGTGTGCTCGGGCATAGCAGCGACGGCGGCGAGGTACTCGTTGTGATGGGGATCGTGGCTCATTTGTGGGCCTCCTTCGTGTGGCGGTGCGGCAGTGTAAATCCGTTCAGCCAATCGTCAAGACGTGGTGTACAAGCATTCCAGGGTGACCAACCTTGCGGGTGTTGCTAGCGGTAGTTGGGCTATGGCCTAGCGGTAGTTGGGTCATCGTGTCAAGGCACCGGCGAGGCCGGCCAGCAACTCGAGCAGGTCGTGGATGGCACGGGCAGCCGGCGAGTCGGTGCCGAGCTCCTGGCCGATGCGGACAAGGACGAGCGATTGCAGGGCAGCGTTCCAGCGGCGGCTCATCGGCGGCCCCCTGTCCTGGCCCGGCTTTCCGGGGCGTATTCGCCGCACCCGTAGATGCGGTCCTCAATGTCTTGGAGCGTGGGCAGGAGCGACTTGAGATCCCCAACGTCACCCCACGTGGCCTGCTCCTTGCCGGATGCCACAGCGTCTTTAGTCGCCTTCAGCTGGCCAAGGATCGACTCAAGAAGGCCGATGACGTAGAGCGAATTGCGGGCGTGTTCGTTTTGTATTTCGTTGTTCATGGTTTGTCTTGTTGTGACGGGATGGCTAGGACGCCATGGCCTCGGCGATGATCTGGCGGCACTCACGGATGCCGCAGAGCTTCAGCGTGTAGGCCATCCAGCGGGCGGTCTTCTCAACGTTGCCGCGATCCATCGCCACCCACTTCCGCACCTGCTCGACTGTCTTGGCGTCCATCGTTTTGTCTCCCGGCTGGCGTTGCGTCAGGTCTCATGTGCCCGACGCCCCTACTGTATGGTATCGGTAGTTAGGCGTCAAGGGGATAAATAGGATTTTCGGGGGGTGAGTTTTCGCCGGGGAAAACGCTACTTCTGGCCGGGCTTCCGGCGGGCCGCCTTTTTCCGCTTGGCGGCTGGCCGCTTGGCCAGGTGCTTCTTGCCAACCGACCGTGTGGTCAGGGCGTCTCGAGCCTGCTTGGCGGCCGACGTGGGGATGAGCCAGACACGCTGCCCGATCCGGCGTGCGCCCGGCAGCTTGCCCTCGCGGAGCAGGATTCGGACCCAGCCGTCTGTGCAGCCCATGAGCTCAACGGCCTCGGTGACCGTGAGGTATTCGCCGCCGTCAAGTTTTTGCGGTGCCATTGCAACCATCCCTCAGATACTACAGTTAGCCGGTAGTTGGTCAAATCGACAACCCCCCTTGCCTCTCGCACTAGAAACGCTGTACACTATCAACCGACCCGCCAAGGGCCGATTGTTCAAACGGATGGGGTGCAGATTGAACGCCTGTACACCATCGGATACATTCGCCCCTTTGGCACAACAAAGGGAGACGAAAGATGACGCTGCGAGACCTGCTGATTGATCGTATTGCCCCGCTGAAGAACTTGAACGACCGCTCGGTGGCGATGTACCTGAGCACGCTGGAGCGGTTCAGGGACTTCCTCGGCCACGAGCCTACGGTGGATGACCTTGATGACCTGACGGCCGCCAAGTTTCTCCGGTGGCGGGCCAGCACCGTGCACAGCAAGTGCCGTGGGCTGATCTCGCCGGCCAGCCTAGCCAAAGACTCTGCTCACCTGCGGAGCCTGTGGACGTGGCTCGCAAAGAAGAGATGGAAGAAGTCGAACGGCGAACTGCTCGAGTTCCCCGACTACGCCCGGCCCCGCGTCCCAAAGCCCGTGCCGAAGGCGTACAAGGCCGATGAGCTCGCTAGGCTCATCAAGACGGCGCGGCACCGAAAGGGCCATGTAGCTGGCAAGCCGGCCGCCTGGTACTGGGTGACGAAGCTCTTGGCTATGTTCCAGACCGGCGAGCGGATCGGGGCCGTCCTTGCCCTCCGCTGGTCCGAGGTGGATCTGGAGCGGCATACCCTGACGTTCCTCGCCGCCACACGTAAAGGCCACAGGGAGACGATTACACGCCCGATCACGCCGCAGCTGGCCGAATACCTAGCCATGCACAAGGGGGCTCCTGGCGAGCGTGTGTGGCCCTGGTTGGATGACCGGGAATTGCTGTCGTGCTACTCGTCTCTCAGGGTGCTGTGCCGCACGGCTGGCGTGCCATACCTGCCGTTCCACAGCATCCGCAAGGCGACGGCCTCTTACCTGAAGCGGGCCGGAATCTCAGCCAAGAAGCAGCTGGGCCACAGCAGCGAAGAGATGGCCGAGACCCACTACTATGACGAAGACATCACTGGCCGGGAGTCCAACCTCGACTACCTGCCGGATATCAACGAGCCGCCGGCGGCTTGAACCGAGCAAGCGGGGAGCGGCGTGGGGAAAGGATAAACCCGCGCCGCTCAACCCGCCGCCCGGCTCAATCTCCACGGATGTGCGACAGCGACGGCAACTCGTCCCGCTGGGCAATCGTTACGGCCAGCCGCCCCTTCACACGCGAGAGCTCGGCGAGCAGCCGCATGACGTGGCCGGCGAGCGTTCCAGCCGTTCCGGTGTAGGCACCCTGGAACTTGCGGGCGTCGAACTCGCACTGCTGCAGGTAGGCGTCAGAGAGTGGCTCGCTCATTGCGTAACCTCAAACAGCAGTTTCTTCTGCGTCGGATGCTTGTCCACTCGAGGACGGCTCTGGCAGTTCCAGCTGCCGCCTCCACGCTGACCAAGGCACTTCCATCCAGCGGCCTTGAGAGTCACGCCAGGCTCGCAATCCAAGATGTACGTTATGCACCGCCTATATCCCAGGGATTTGGCCGAACGCCACGCAGCACTGTAGAGGCACGAGCAAGCGTTAGGGCATCCATCGCTGGCGAGTCTTGTGACTTCAAGCGTCCACCCATCGTCATTACCACGGGCCACCGGGCGTCCAACCATGCACACGCCTCGGACAGTGCCGGATTCGTCGGCCACGGCGAGTGAGAACTTACGGCCCACTGGCGGACGATGATGCCGATGGTGCTGACGTACAAAAGAAACAGCCTCCGAGAATTCGCACGGCACGACGTGTAGCCGTGGCTGCGTCACTTCGCCTTCTCCTCGCGGTGCAGCAACAGAGCGAGCAGCGAGTACGACGCCAGGTCAAAGAGATTGTCCTCCAGGCTCTCGTTTTCCAGTCGCCCGGTTGCGTTGTACGCGGCCAGCCTCGTCACCTTGTCGCTCAGCCTGACCATCGCGCCCTTCCATGAAGGGATGCCGACAAACTTCGCACCGTTGCGGATATTCGCCAGCGGGTCTTCCCCGCTAGGACAGCCGTAGTCCCGGCTCTTCCTCCGGTGCATGTCCTTTAGGGCATCACACAGTTCGAAGAACGCCTGGCTTGTTGGGTGCACGCCGGTCTGCGTCAGCCCGTCGCCACGCAGCCTGTCCCATTCGGCGTATGTCTCGCTCAGCACGCCGTCGCCGCACATCCGCTCGCCTTCGCAACAGGACGGCTCGTATCCCACCATCTTCGGGTCATCGGCCGGCGTTGCCGCCATGCGGGCTGAAAATGCCGAGCGGATCGCTGCGGTGCTGTCCTCGAGGGTCGTGCTCATTCCTTGGCCTTTCGTAGGTCTCGGTCACAAAATATTCGGTACGCCTTCGTCATCTCGTTCCGATCGTGGTCAATCACGATGGCGGCCTGGCACGGATGCTCGCCGCCTTCGGCCTTGATCCTCACGCTGTACGCCGAAGGCCCGATGACACTGCCATTCGTGACGTAGTTGCGGCCGACGCTGAACTGGTGCCAATGTCCGATGCACGTCAAGTCGGCCCGCTGCGTCGTGTCCCACGCTGCAATGGCCTTCTTGAGTGGCACATGCACGCCACCGATTCCGCCCTGAAACTTCACGGCGTGGCCATGACAGAACCGCATGGCGAACCCGTCGAGGTCGAGATAGTTGAGATGCCCTTCTCCGATATGCCACCGCACGTTTTTCCGTGACTCGGCGGCCCGCATCGTCAGATACAGGTGCTGCTCGTAGGACGTGTCGGCCTCGTTGGTGCGGAGCTTCTCGGTAGTTCTCCCGTGGTTGCCGCACGACGTAGCGACGATGACTTCCTTGGCGTTGTCCGAGACGGCATCAAGAAACCCACGCAGCCGCTCGCCAATCCAACGGATGGCGGCCAGCGGGTGCAGGCTGTTCTCCTCGGCAAGTTCTGGGTGGATCATGCCAGAGATCATGTCGCCGCCAAGCCAGAGCACGACGCGGTCGATGCTGGCCAGCCCACGCTCGTGCTCAAGCATCGCCAAGAACCGCTGCTGCAGTTCAGCCATGCGGGCATCGCACACGTCGAGGTCATAGGCATTGGTGCC